ATTTTGCCATAGAACACAATGAAAGAATTGTCTCTAAAATAAAAAAACCCGATTATTGGAATTATGAGGACCATTTAATCTTATATAATAATGCAATGTATCAATTAAATATATTTCCTAATTCAAATTCCAATTCAAATTCTAATTCATTGTTTAAAATAATTGATAAAACATCAACCACCTTAGGCAAGAGATATTTAAAATACATATTACATAATCCAATTACAAATTGTCAGGTTTTGAATAAAAGATATGATTTAATTGAAGAATTTAAAAATAAAAATATAATTCATGAAGTTGAACAAATATTAAATGAAGTATGTGATATTGAACGGCTTCATCGCAAGATTTCTTTAAATACATTACATCCATATGAATTTTTAAATATAACATATAGTTATGATAACATTTTAACATTATTAGATATAGTAGGAAAGAATTTATGCTTAGAAGATTACTTTATTAATCAAAATGACCGTGAAATTTTTAAGTCCTATATAAATACATATACTAATTTATTTAATTTACAAGAAATGGGAAAATATAATTTATTAAATATTACGACCTCTTTTTTCAAACTAGGTAATTATGAAGAAATTGATAAACTACAAAAAAAAATAGATGATATTAATGCTTATTTTAATGATGAAATGGAAAAATTATCTAATTTTATTGAGCCAAATAGTGGTTTTGTTAAGATGGAATACAATGAACGGGAAGGATATTTTTTATATACTACCAAAAAAAGGTCAGATGTATTAGAAAAAAATTTACCTAAAAATCATGATTATGAAATTAAAAAATATACGGGAACTAATATTAAAATTGTAAATGATACTATAATTAAAAATAGCAATTTATTAATCAAAAAAAAAGAAGAAATGAAAACAATCACAAAAGAAAAATACATACTTTTTTTGAATGAAACATATATGAAATATGAAAAATTATTTAATCATTTATCAGAATTTATTTGTAATTTAGATTTTATTAAATGTGGAGTTAAGATAGCATCTTATTATTCTTATAGTAAACCCATTATTGAAGATAAATATAATCATAAAAGTTATTTAGAATCTACACAAATAAGGCATCCTATTATTGAAGTTATAAATGAAAATTATGAATATGTATCAAATGATATAAATTTGGATTATTTAGATAATAATGGTATATTATTATATGGAGTAAATGGTGTTGGAAAAAGTAGTTTAAGTAAGGCGATTGGATGCAATATTATACTTGCTCAAATAGGATTTTTTGTTCCATCTTCATCTTTTAAGTACTATCCATATAAAAAAATATTTACACGAATTAATGGGGATGATAATATTTTTAAAGGAATGTCATCATTTGTTGTTGAAATGGATGAATTACGGTCTATCTTAAAATATAGTGATGAAAATTCAATTGTATTAGGTGATGAAATCTGTAAAGGAACTGAGGAAACATCAGCATTATCAATTGTATCTGCAAGTATATTGCGTTTTTGTAAAAAAAATGTGCAATTTATATTAGCTACTCATTTTCATAAATTGCAAGAATTAGAGGAAATTAAAAACATCAAAAATATACATTTTAAACATTTAAGTATTGAATATAAAGATGGAAAACTTATATATGGCCGTAAATTATTAAATGGCTGTGGAGATAATTTATATGGAATTGAAATAGCTAATTTTATTATTGATGACAAAGAATTTATTGACAATGCAAAGCATATTCGTAATACTTTATTAAATAAAGAAATAAATATAGTTCCTGATAAAAAATCAACTTATAATTCTAAATTATACATATGTGAATGTTCTATATGTGGCAAAAAAGAAAAAGAATTAGATACACATCATATTATCGAGCAAAATGAATTTAAGGAACATACTTTTTTTAAAAACAAATTATCTAATTTAGTCACATTATGTCAGGAACATCATAATGAAGTTCATAATGGAAATTTAAAAATATATGGTTATTTTGAAACTGAAAATGGGAAAGAATTAAAATATGAATATATTTCTAAAATAGAAAAAAGAAAGAAATATAATGATATACAAATTAAAATAATACAAGATATTTGGAATAATTTGAAAGATCATAAAGAACAGTTGAAAGTAGCTTTATTAGAATTAAAAAAAAAAGATATAGTTATCTCAAAAGAAACAATTAAAAAAATAATTTCTTATAATTATTAAAAATGCAATCATTTATTTTATTTATTTCTAATACTTTATTTTAGATATATAATTTATATCTAAAATGTTAATTTTAATTTTAAATTTTTTATATATTTCTATTCATTTTTAATTTATATTACATATTACATATTACATATTACATATTATAAATATTTCACTAATTAATTATCCAAATTATTAATAGATAGTTGTTTTAAAATTTCATCAGCTTTCAATTCAGAAAAGTTAGGGGTTGATCTATTTCCCATATTATTTCCAGAATTAGTATTTACTACTTTAACATCATTTGCATTATATTTCATAGAACTTCCTCCACTTGATCTAGATGCTTGTAGTTCTTTTTTTAGGCCTGAAACTTCATTTAATAAAAAAGCACATAATGTGGTAAGTCTATTATGTTGCGTAGCCAATTCATTTAATTTTCTTTTGATTCCATTAGTAGCTTTAGTATCCATATATGATAATTATTTATATAAAAAAGAATTAAAATAAACGCTTACTATTTATTTAATAAATTATTTAATAAATTATTTAAAATTGAATTATTTTCTATTTAAAATTTTTATACTATATTTATATAAATAAAATGATTATACCAATTCGTTGTTTTACATGCAATAATGTAATTGCGCATTTGTGGGAAGAATATAATAAAAGAATTCAAGAAGAATTTATTAAAGAAGATATTCCAGAAAATTTTAAAAAAAGATTTATTGATATTGATACATTAAAAAAAAAGACAATTGAGGGAAATACATTAGATAAAATGAATATAAATAAATATTGTTGTCGTAGAATGATGCTAGCACATGTTGATTTATGTGAAATAATCTAATAATTATAAATAAATATGAATTAATAAATATTTTTCTTTAAATTAAAATAAAATAATATATCATTATATTCTTTAATTGTTAACAAATTAAATAATATTTCATTTTTTTTATCATCATTCCCCATAAATAAAAATATAGTATTATCTTGAGTATTATCTTGAGTATTATTATTTAATAAAAAATAATCTATCTTATGATTTTTATGATTATATAAATGGTTTATTTTAAAATTATTTATGGATATAAACCAAACATTTTTTGGTATTATATTAAAATTTAATTGATATCTATAATTTTCTAGAAACAATACTTCTAAAGAAGCAGGTAATACATTAAGTCTAATTTCCCATGAATAATATTGATAAAAATAGATAGATTTAACATGATTTGGAATATTACCAACATCTAAAATTTCATTAAAATAATGTGAAAAAATAATATTTTCTTCAGATTTTTTAAGATATTTTAAATCATTTTTAGAATTTATATATTTTATATTTTCAGCATAATTATTTAATGCATGAATAGAATAATTTGTTGTAATATATTTTAATATATTATTTGGTTCAATCATTATTCTTATGTTATATTATATTAATATTTAATGCTTTATATCATTATTAAAATCAATTTTTATATTTATTGATTAAATTAAATAGCTTCCTACTAAAAAAAATAACGCTCCTATAGAAGCTATAAAACACCATATTTCTCCAATAAAATTATCTGTATATTTTGAACTTATGAATAAACCACCAAAAACAATAAATGCAGCCATTATAGAATAATTAAGTGTTGATTTATAAAATATATTTATTATAAATAAAGCAAAATAGAATATGCTTATATGGTCAATCCATTTCCAATCTAAATGAGATCCTTTTTTAACTGTTAAAACTGGTTTATCATTTATATAATTTTTATAACAAAATATGGATATAATTACATAAAAAATATTTAAAAATAATATTAATTTATCATAATATGTGCTAATTTCTGTATTATTTACCCATAATTTAATTATATATAAAATAGTTGGTTGAGAATAATTAAATATAGGAGCAATATAGCTGAATATTGAATTTAAATTTTTTTTATTATCTTGATCTATCCAAAATATATAATCAAATAATTGCATAAGAATAACATAAAATAAAAAAAAACTATATATTTTATTTTCCTTATTATATTTTTTATTACCAAAATAATATAATAATATAGAACCAATAATACCAATTGTTAAAGTCATAATAGATGCATTTTTACTTACACACATCTTGTAGATATATTTATATATATTATAAAAAATATTATAATAATATAAAAATATAATTATATTTTATAATATGTAATATGACAAAATTATTATTGAATCTAGACTTTTCAAAACCATTTTATATTGAAAATAATAATGAAAATAATAATGATAATTCAACATTATTAGTTTATAATGATAATATTTATATGATACAAATCTTATTTGATAATTATATTAAAATTAATGAAATAAATGATGACATTTTAGTAAATATAAAAATAAATATATTAGATACAAAAAAAAATAATAGATTTCAATCAAATTTTTTTTCAACAAGATTAAATAATATTATCAAAAATGAATTTTACTTTTCATTATCAATTGAAGATACTTTTAATATTTTTGGATATAATAAAAAAAATAAACGTATTTTATGGAAAAGTAAAAATGATACAAAGACATTATCCACACTTATAATTGATAATATTTATCATTGGAGTGGAGAATTAATAAATGGTATCTTCTTATGGAATGGTAATTTAATAAATAACAAACAAGAAAATATTTCTAAACCTCAAGTAGTTTGTAATATTAATAATTATATTGATACTATTCCAGAAAATATGAATACTATTTTTTTATTTACTGGACTTTCTAATGCTAAAGATGTATTAAATTATTTAAAAAATTATACAACATGTACAAATATATTTAATAGAGCTCAATTATATATAAAAAATTTAATGGATAATAATCAACCATATTTATTAAGTCTTGTTTTAGGTGGAAAATTACAAAGTTCATGTTTTTGGGATACAGGTATTGAAGGAACTATTTATTCTTATTATGAAGCATGTACAAAATCAGAATTTTCATTTAGTTACACTGAAACTGAAACTGGACATACATTAAATGGCATAGGAACAGGAATTTTAAATTATAATTATAATAATAATTATAATTATAATTATAATTATAATTATAATTATAATAGTTTATGTTTTGATATTGAAACTTGGGAAAATAATTCATTAAGTACTTCTTCTGAGAATGATTTTTTAAATTTATTTAATTATATTAAAAATAATAAAAATTCTACTTTTTATGGTCTTGAAATGAATATTATTGTAATAATGACAAATTCAAATTTTAATTATAATAGAAATATTGATACTACTTTATCTATAATATATTTAGACAAAAATAAATATTATGATTATATTTGTCATAAAGTTTATTCATAAATGTAGAAATAAAATAAAAAAATAGTAGATATTTTTTAATAAATATTTATTTTAAATTATTTAGAGATTAAATAGTATATATATTATATATACTATATATTAACATGCCAATCGAAAATAAGGATGATTTAAAAAAAAATATTCAAGAATATATAAAATTAAAAAGTATTGAAAGTGAATATAAAAATAAAATAAGTACATTAAAAGAATCTTCTGATAATATTGAATATAATATTATTAACTATATGAATGATAATGATTTTTTAGATAAAGAAATTATTTTTGATAAAAATAAATTAAAATGCACTAATTTTAAAACACAAGAATCCATTACTAAAAAATTAATTTTAGAACGTTTGAAAAAATTTTTAAATAATGATGATGTTGCTTTAAAAGCAACAGAATTTATATATGATAACAGAAAAAGTACAAGTAAACTTACATTAAAAGTATCTAATATTAAATAAATGAAATGAAATAAAATATTTTTAATAATTTACTTAAAGCTATAATAATTTTATATATATATCTTTAAAATGCATTCCAAAAAAGAATGGTTTTATAAAAATGAAGAATTGTTAGAATTTTTATATAATTTATTAATAGATATGTCTAATTCATATGGTATAAAAATCATAGATAACCAAAATGCTGTGAATGATTTTATAACAATGATGTATAATGAAAGTGACCATAATTATATTTTACCTAGAAATTTATATCCTGATTTTTTATTATAATAATTAATTCTAGTTTGCTGAGTTATTTAGTGTTTATTTATTATTTAAAGAATAATTTTTATTATTAAAATATAAATTATTAATTGGAAAAATGGATTGGAAATCAGTTGTATCTAAAAACTGTGATAAAATCATTGAACCAATTATTATATTGGAAGAAAATACTGACTGTGAAAAACAAAAAAATGAATACATACCTTATATGGATGTAGATAATGAATTTAATTTTGAATATAGTCGTATAATTGCATCTTTAAAAGAAGAATTCAAAGAATATATAAATTATCAATCTCTTCCATTTATGGACCAAGACCATATAAATTTTAATTTTAATTTTAAAGATTTTATTAAAAATAATAGTACAAATTATTTAAAAATAGAAAGAAAAGTAGAAGAATTTAATAATGAAATTGATAAAGTAATTGCAGAAGAAAATAAGCATTTAGATGAAGAATATGAGGAATATCAAGAAATATATAATTAAAAAATCAGTTTAAAAAATTTTTATAATTATATATATTATATAATTTTAAAAAGAATGAATAATATTAAAAATTATGCATTATTAATTTGCAGTTTACAGACAAAAACAATACATAATTTAGTTCATAAAGATAAAATCATAAATAATGTAAATAAATTATCTTATATGAAAAAATATATTCCATCTATCAAATTAGGTATAATAGGAGAATTTATTCCAAAAAAGTTTGGTTATACACACCCTACTATTAATAAAGTAAATATTGATTTTTTTGATGAATGTAAT